TTATGGGGTGTTTTCCGGCAGATGGTAACGTTTACCTGCCAGCACCAGCTCTCCCCTGTCCACCATTCCTTTTAATATATGTGTGGCCTGTTTGGGGTCGATTTTCAGCTGCTCCGCAAGGGCCTGACGGCCCGCCGTGCCCTCCTTTTGGAGGTAGGCCCGGAGAATGGGGAGGTAATCCGCCTCCGCCACGGTGTTTCCGGCGGGGTAGTAGCGCACGCCCACGCGGGTAAGCCGCCCCGCCTTGCTCAGGCGGTTCAGGTGCTCCCACGCCGCTCCGGGAGAAACATGGAGCAGAGATGCCGCCGTGTCCCGGAGGAGGTAGCCCTGTTCCTCCGCGGCACGGAGAAGCACTTCCTCCATCTGCTTGTTGTGGGCCCAGACGGAGAGAGACCGGAGGGAGAAGCCCTCCAAGCCGCCCCGAATCATGGCGGTGCGGCACAGGACGGACAGGCGGGACTGGTCGATGGGGTTGCCGGTGGCGGGGGCGATGAACACGCGCTTGGTGGGGGCGTCCTTCTGCCGTGCCCGGACATCGGACAAAAGACGTTGTGTCCGGGCGCCCATGTCAATGTCGTGGTCGGGAAAGCGGATCAGGCCGGTTTGCAGGTCGATCTGATCCCACGTCAGGGCGAGGATCTCCCCCGGCTGCATTTGAAGCTTCCAGCACATCCAGATGGCAAGGCCCGCGGTGGAGCTGCCCTCCTGCTGGACGATGCGCCAAAGGCTGTATTCCGTATCGTCGCCGCCGGTCTGCGGAACGTCCGGCTGGGGGGCGTCCTCCCAGAGGGCGGCGGGGAAAATGCCCCGGAGACTGCCCACCGCCATGCCGCTGACACGGGCGGCATAGGCCCAGCCGTTAGATTTGATCTGGCGGACGATCCAGTCCCGGCGGAGATCTTTCAGGGAGACGTCCTGCCCCTCGCTGTCCAATGCGGTCTTCGCCAGACGGGAGACGTTTTCCGGCGTCATGGGCTTTTTGCCCCGGTCCGCGATGAGGACACGGTCGGACAGCTTGCGATACCGGGCATAGCGCTCCCGGAGGCAGTCTGCCACGGAGGGCTCCAGGGGGACGGTGCGGTCCGGGAGCAGGATGCTACCGCCGTCAAAGTCCACCTGATTCCAGGTGAGTTCGTTGAGTTCCTTGCGGCTCAGGCCCTCCTGCCACGCAAGGCGGAGGATGACGCCCTCCGGGCTGTATGGGTGACGGGCGAGGATGCGGGACATGGCCGCTTCGTCCGGTCGTTTCAGTTCTTCTGCTGGCATGGATACCTCCTGTTGCGCCGAAGAAAATCGGCGTGAGTCTCACGTGAGTTTTGTCCGAAATCAGCCCTCCATAAAGCAGGAGAAGGCCGGGTAGTAGCGGAGGGAAATGGGCTGGCCTAAGGCTGCGGAGCGGTTTTTGAGGATCTTTAATTCCAATTCCCGGGGGTCTTTCCTCTTTTCCTCGTCGATCTGGAAGCCGGGACGGCCCGCGCCACGGGCTTGCAGGCCCAGCAGCACATCGGCAGAGTAGTCGATGCCGCCGGATTCCTTGAAGGCGTTCATGGAGACTTCAAGGTTGTAGTTCTCCCGGTTGAAGGAGGAGATGGCGAACACGGTCAGCTCGTACTGCCGGGACATTTTTTTCAGGGCGCAGACGATGCGGTCAAGGTTCTGCTTGTCGGTGAAGTGGACGTCCACCGGAGCGATGATCTGGAGGTAGTCGATAAGGACCACCGGCTTTTCGCCGGTCTCCGCGATGTGGCGGGCCACCTCGCTCTGGATGTAGTCGAGGCCGGTCTCGTGGTCGCCCTCCCGGAAATAGATGTGTCCGGCGTAGGCGGCGTAAGCGTCCCGGGCGGCGTCCAAGTGGGCCTTTTCCTGGGTGGTGTACTGGCTCCAGCGCCGGCCGTCCAGCACGCCGCGGGCAGTCTTGGCCATGCGCCGCCGGGCGGAGGTATCCAGCAGGAAGCTTTCCCGGGAGATGGAGCGGGCCATCAGCTCCCACGCCATCATTTCAAGGGAGAACACCAGCACGTCCCTCCCCTGCTGGGCCAGCTGGTCGGCCATCTGCATACAGAAAGCGGTTTTGCCCAGAGAACTGACCGCGCCGATGACGTAAAGGCCGTCATACAAGCCGCCGTCCAGGGCCTCGTCGATCTTGGGAAAGCCGGTTTTCAGGGGCGGGCGGGCGGCCTGCTTTTGGATGTAGGCGAGGAAATCCTCCATCCGGCCAGCCGCCGAGGTCTCCTTGTAGGGGGGCGGCTGGCTGGCCGCCCAGTCGGCGGCGCACCGGGCAAGAAAGCGGGCGGTCTCGTCCCGGTCATGGCAGAGGGACTCGTTGAGATCCTTGCCGTAGGGCACGGGGGGACAGCGGTAGAGCCACGGAAATTCCGCCGTCAGCGCCGCGGCCCACGTCTCCCCTGCCGGATCGCTGTCCGTCAGCAAGAGGATAGGGGCAGGTTTGGACAGGGTTCGCAGGAGGGCGGCGGCCTTCTCCCGGTTGCCGGAGCCGTTGAGGGCGGCGGCACGGTAGCCCAATTCCTCGGCGGAGAGGGCGTCGAAGGTTCCCTCAAGGAGGAATACGAGGTCCCCCTCCCCTGCCCTGGTCAGCAGTTCCGGCTGGAACAGCGGCGAGGGACGGCCTTTTTCGTTGAGGTAGCGCTTTTCGGAGACGGCTCGGCGGACGCAGCGGCCATCCTCACAGGGAAGCACCACGCAGTCATGCTTTGAATCGTAGCCTAAGCGAAAGCGGGTGACGGTGTCCGCCGACAGGCCCCGCTGGGTGAAGTAGGGGGTCTCGTTCCGGTGGGTGAAGCAGTCGGAGAGATAGGAGGAAGAAAGAGGTTCTTCGCTGAAAAAAGGCGGGGCGCAGCCCCCAACTCCCCCCTCCCCCCCGTCAGGAGCGGCCCGCTTTGCGGGACGGTTCGTTATGGGGGAGGGTTTGGCGGTGCTGAAGGAGACGGAATGCCTTGCGGAGCCGTTCCCGTACCGTTCGCTGGCGAGGGAAAGGGCGTCCGCCGGAGAGGAAAGGTTGTTGTCGAGGGCGAGGAGGTCAAAGAGGTCGTAGTCCGCCCCGCAGGCGAAGCAGTGGACTTTATTGCGCTTGGGGTCGAAGCCCATGGAGGGATCCCGGTCAAGGTGGGACGGGTTCAGACAGCGGAACCGCTTGCGGGGATCGATGCCCCGGTCGTAGAGGTAGTCGATGATCCGGGGGCGGAGAGAGTCGAAGGTGTCGGGCATGGAAACGTCTCCTTTCTGGGTCTGGTCAGGAGTATTGTAGCATACCGCCCCGGAGACCGGCGAAGCGGTCCGGGGCAGTAGTATATCTTAGTATATCAATAAGGGGAAAACGGGGGGAATAAGGTGGGGTGAGAAAAAGTTGGTACAACATTGCAGCGGATTGCAAATATTCTCAAAAATTGGGTATAAAAGTGAGAGAAAATGGGAAAACTGGGAGGGGCGGAGAGGAGGGTTTGCACGGGGGCAAGTAGGGAAATGCACGGGGTGAAGTCGGCGCTGCACGGGTGGAGGTCGGAAGCGGACAGAGGATTTGGGGCGATTGTGGAGAGTTTTCTAAACAGAGAGGGCATTTTGAGGCCGTTTTTCAGGGAAATTGGCCCGAAAAGGGGTCCCCTGTGGAGAAGTGGGCGGCGGTTTCTGCACAATGGCCCGGAACAGGCGGTTTTTCGGAGGGGAGTTCAGACGTGGTTTCGTGCAGGTCTTCCCCGTCAGTCTTCGGCCTTCGGCGCTTTTTTGTGGGGGGTCTTCCCTTTTAGCTGCTTGGCCGCCCGGGTCTTGTCCAGCTTCTGGATGTAGTCCCAGAGGGTCTGGTCGATGCCTACGTTCATGCGGCCCGCCAGAAAGGTGTTGATGTCGTCATAGTCGAAGTCCATATGGATGGAGCCGTTGGAAATGCTTTCGATTTCCTCCACCGCCTTGTTGAAGGGGCGGATGATGGCCTCGTCATAGTTGCGGTTCTTGACCTCCTCCTTGGTGGGCAGGCCGATGTAGTGGATGATGTCGTCGATCTTGATGCGGAAGGAGCCGTTTTCGTCGATGGGGGCTTTTCTGGCCCGGTAGAACAGGTAGAAGGCCAGACGGTAGCTGTTTTCCGAAAGGTGGCCCATCCAGTCCGGGATCAGCTGGTAATACTGGGTCAGGAAGTGGCGCACGTTCTCCGCGAAGGAGATATGCACCTCGCCGGTGTACTTTTTGATGTAGGCTTCCGTGGCGAGGTGGGTGATGTAGAAGGACTCAAAGTACTTTTTGAAGGATTCGGCGGTGATCTTCATGCCGGTGATGGCCTGCATATCTTTTTTCAACTGGCGGTAGGCCGCGTCCCGGCTTTTCAGCCCCGCCCACGCCATGTATTCCTCGATGGAGAAGGTGGCGGTGTTGTTCCGCCAGTTGTCGGCGTTGCCCCGCATGAGGGTGTAGATCAGCAGGCGGTGAGCCGTCCAGCTGAGGTTTTTCGTGTAGGCTTCCACCGCTTCGAAGATGAGGGTCATTTCGTAGTCCTTGTTGCGGTAGCGGATGTTCTGGTTGCCGTAGGCGTCCGGCTGATCGTAGGTGACGGTGATGCCGTTGGACGCTGGGTGGAACTCTCTCCCCCGCTTCATGTTGGCCCACACGCCGCAGATGAAGTAAGTGGCGGGGCTGTTGCCCAGCACATCGTATTCCTGCACCCGCTCCGCCACCGTGGTCTCGAAAATGTCCAGCAGCGTGGAGGCGAAGGCCACGCTCTCCGGCGCGGCTTCCGCGATAACGGCGGACACGGCCTCCGGATCGGAGAGGGCGCGCTCTTGCAGGTAGGTGTCCATAATGGGGTAGATGTCGGAGAAATCGTAGGTGTTCAGCTGGTTGCGGAATTTGCGGGGGTTTTCCTGCTCAAGAGGCTTGAGCTTGCGGTAGACGGACAGCATTTCCTGAAACTGCTCCGTTTCCAGAAAACGCAGCGGCTCGTCCCGGAGCTGATCCATGGGCGCGGGATCCTGAGGCATGGCAAGGCCCTCCTTTGAAAAAGAGTGTTTTTTCAAGGATAGTGTAGCATAAAAGATGGAAAAAGCAAAGAAAAAGTTCGTTTGTAACAGAAATGTAAAGAAAAGGAAGGGCGTTAGCCGCTCCCCTGCTCCGCGTAGGGCGAAAGGACAGGGCGATGTGCGGACAAAACTCACGTGAGTTTTTCCGCTTTTAAGTGCGGGTGCCGTTGATGATCTTGCGGATCTGCCGCTCGCTGAGACGGAACTGAGCCGCCAAAGCGCGGTAGTTGCAGCCGTTGAACCGAGCCCGGATGTCCCGGTCACGGGCGTTGCGCTCCAAGGATTCCCGCTTGGGGATGTACAGGCTTTGCCCGCCGCACAGTAGCGTCAGCCGGGTGAAGGCCTCAAGGCCGATGGCCTCGGCAATGTCCCGGTATTCCTCGGGAATGTCGCTCATGGGGACGGGACGGGCGGTGTTTAAGTAAGGAATGGTCATAGATGGACTCCTTTCGTTCGTAAAAAATTAGACAAATCTCACGTGAGTTTTTTGCCGGTTGCACAGCTTGGGGCGCTTCCCTGTTTGCGGACAGGCCGGACAAGACTCACGTGAGTTTTTTACAGGTGCAGGCCGGAGAGGTTTGCTGTCCGGGACTGCTTGCGGGCCAGCGTGCGGGCGCCCTCCAGCGCGTCCGGGCCGTCATCGTGGGCGCCCAGGGGAAACTGGGAAAGCTGCTGCAAAAGCAGCGTCTGATCCCGGCGAAAGAGGATGTAGCCGTTTTTCACGTCCGGCTGCAAGGTCTCCACCCGCATGGTCTTATCCTCCGTGGAGCGGACGCCCTGAATGGGCAGATACAGGCCCTGACGGGCGGATTCCCGGGCAAGCTGCTCCTTTAAGAACCACTGGAACTGGTTGGTCTCCGCGCCGAAAAGGGCGTAGCCCCGGCCGGTCTCCCGGCGGAGCAGGTACTCCTTTTCCAGAATGTCGGCGATGATCTTGTCCGGGTGGCGGCGCTGGATGTCCGCGTCCCAGACGTAGGAAAGGCCCGTGTTCCGATCCACCGCCAAGGTGACGATGGCGGAATAGTCGCTGGAGGCGGTGCGGCCCAGAGAGGGGTCGCAGTAGCCGTAAAACCGGAAATCAGCGGCGCGGAAGTCCACCTCGGCGGGGTTGTAGTACCGGAACCACTGGGCGGAGAACAGGCAGGCGGCGGGGTCGATGGGCTGGTTCTGCATTTCCGAATTGAAGGCCGCGTCTCCCTCCGTCAGCCGCATGAGCCGCAGATCGTAGTAGCTGAGTTTTTCCGGCCAGAGGACTTTCGCGCCTGCCAGCATTTCCTTGCGGTGCTTGAAATAGAAGGCGTGGGCGGTTTTTTCCCGGTCGGGGTCGGAGAGGTCCGAGGCAAGGCGCTCCCAGTCCGTCCACAAGGGAGAGGTGGCGTCGGACAGGACGGCCCGGTATTTCCGGCTCTGAAAGCCGGGGTTTTCCAGCAGCCCTGCCAACAGGGAATCGTGGTGCAGGATGGTGCCGATGACGAGAATGTCCGTGTAGCTGTCGCCGGACTTGCAGACCGCCTTCCAGAACCAGTCGGCGGTCTTCTGCCGCTGCTCCGCCGTGCGGACGCCCTCGTCGTTTTCAATGTCGTCGCAGAGGATCAGATCCGGGCGGCGCTCGTAGTTGCGCCGTCCCCGCAGCTTCTGGCCGCTGCCCACGGCGTCGATCCGACAGCCGTTGGAGAGCAGGATGGAGCCGGTCTTCCAGGTTTTGCCCGGCTGCTCGCCGAAGTCCGCTAAAATGCGCTCGTTGGTCTCCAGCTCGTTTTTGATGGCGTCCAGAAAGCTGACCGCCTGGGCCTCGGTGTCCGAGACCAGCAGGATGTAGCGCTTGTAGCCGAACAGGGCGGCGTGGAGGACGTTTTGCAGGCTCATTACGGTGCTTTTGGCGTGTCCCCGAGGGGCGGCGATGGCGCTGCGGGTGCCCTTTTCCGTCAGCATGGCGGCGCAGTCCGAGACCGGGTCACGGTTTTTCATCACCCGCCGACGCCACAGGGCGGACAGCTGCCGGTGAAAGGGGGGCGAGCGGCGGGTGAAGTAGTGCGAGAGATAGTAGCTGCCGAACTCCGCCGGGTCCCGGGCCGCTTTCCGAAATGTTTCCGTGGTCAACAAGAGAACAGGACTCCTTTCATAAAGATAGGAGCACCGTATCACCGGAGGGGGGCGGGTGCTTGTGAAGGAGTTCCTTGGAAAAGCCGTTCTGTCCATGGCGGCTCAGGGCGGTTTGTTGCATGGGGGCGTGCATCAGACAGGAAAAAATTATTTTCAGCGGAGGACGGGACGAGGGGACGGATGGGCGGAAACCCTGTCATTGCAAGGGATACATGGTTCGGCGGCGCAAAGAGTGGCGGCCCAGAAAAGCGGCGGCGCGTTGGGGAGGACAGATTGTAGTTGCGAAGCGGATGAAATTATGTTAACCTAAGAAACAAGACTTTCTGAGCGAAGCGGGGCGCGGGCCGATAGGGGCGGCGCTCCGGCGGTGTCGTGGGCTTTTTTGATGGCGGCATGGCCGGGTTCGTGAGGAATGGTCGCAAAATAAAAAAAGCGCGCCGAAAATCGGCGCGGGATGGGACATACATGATTTTTGGCGAGAGCGTATTGGGAAAGCTGGCGATGACCTTTTTCATGGCTATGGTTCCGGTGGTGGAGCTGCGGGGGGCCATTCCGCTGGGGGTGGCCGCCGGACTGCCGCCTGCCGTGGCAGCCGTCACGGCGATGGCGGGGAATCTGACGCCGGTGCCCTGCATTTTGCTGCTGCTGCGGCGGGTGTTTGCCCTGATGCGGAAAAGCGCGTGGCTGGGGCCGAAGGTGGATCATCTGGAGCGGCGGGCGCATTTGAAAGGACGGAAGGTGCGGAAGTACCGGACGCTGGGACTGGTGCTGCTGGTGGCGATCCCCCTGCCGGGGACTGGGGCGTGGACCGGGGCGCTGGTGGCGGATGTGCTGGATATTCGCATGCGGACCGCTCTGCCGGCCATCGCCGCCGGGGTCATCATCGCCGGGTGCATCACCACGGCTGTGACCTGCGGCGTGGCGGGGCTGATGTGAGGGGCGGCGCAAAGGTAAATTATCAGGAATTATTATCATTAAAATTGATTATGATTTATGATTAAAGAGGGATCTTCTTCCGGGGACGGAGGGGGATTCTTTTTTTGCGGGTGCGGGGGGTGAGCGAGTGGTCTGAGAGGGGACGGACGGGGGCGTGAGGGTGGATGGGAGCGTGTCTGGGGGAGCTACGAGGGATTGGCGGGGAGATCGTGAGGGATATGGAGACGGATGGAGCGTCGCGCTTTTGGGAAACGGTTCCCAAGGTGGGGCGTTTTTTTTGCGCTATTGTGGGGTTATAGGGTCTGAAAGCCCCAGAATTTGAATACCGGAGGTATAATTATGGCATTTGATTACGCAAAGGCATACCAGCAGTTCATCGACGAGGAGTTTGCGGCGGCCTCCGCAACCGCGTGGATGATCCCGGAGGCGGGGAAAGTCCGCTTCACGGGGGGCCGGGACATTGAGATCTCCACCCTGTCCACCACGGGTCTGGGCAACTATGACGCGGGCAAGGCCGACGGCTCCGCTTACCCTCAGGGCACCGTGACCAACAGCTGGAAAAGCTACACCCTGTCCATGGATCGCGGCGTGAAGTTCTCTCTGGATCGCACCGATCCCAACGACACCGGTTTTCTGGTCACTGCCGAGAACGTCATCCGTGAGTTCGCCCGCAACGCTCTGGTGAAGGAGCAGGACACCTACCGCATCCACCGCCTGTACGAGCTGGCTAACGGCGATGCGGCTCACAAGGACAGCCACATCGTCTCCGCCGCTCTGACCAAGACCAACGCCATCGCCACCGTCAGCGGCCTTTTGCAGACCGTCCGTGACGATGCGGAGGAGATGGACGGCTATGTGGCCCTCATCAGTCACAAGCACAAGACCGCCTTTTTGGAGGCCGCCAACGGCACCTATCACGCCATTTCCTTCGGCAACGCCGTGTCCATCAACGGCGTGACCTATGAGAACGTGATGATGCTGGACGATCTGCCCTGCGTGTTCGTGCCCCAGAGCCGCATGAAAACCGTTATCACCGTCCAGAGCGGCGACAGCGATCAGGGCGGCATCGTGGCGGGGGTGAACGCCAAGGACATCGCCTGTCTCATCACCCACTGCGAGACGCCGCTGGCCGTGAGCAAGCTGGACGCCATCAAGCAGTTCGGCCCCCAGGAGAACCAGCTGTTTGACGGCACTTCCATTCAGGCCCGCTATCTCTACGATCTGTTCGTGCCCGGCAAGCGTCTGGCATCCATCGGCGCTGTGGTGGCTCCCTGATGAGCGGCGCGGACAAGGCGGCCGCCATTCGGGAGAAGGCGGAGCGTCTGGCGGGCCGCAGTCTCGGTGAGAACGGGGACGCGCTGACGGAAATGGCTATGGAGCGGGCCTGCGCGTGGTGCGGACGGGAGGACATCCCGGAGGCCATGGAGCAGGCCGTGGCGGCGCTTGTCCTCGACATGGAGGGCCGGGAGGCCGCCGTGAAGAGCGTCACCCGGGGCGACACCTCCGTGACTTACGCCGTCGCCGACGGACAGGCCGCCGCGCTGGCGGGGCTGGCCCCGTGGCGCAGGCTGGGGCGGCTGAAGGAGGGGTGAACCGTGACGGACAAAGCCTTGGCGGACATTCTCGCCCGGACATATGCCCACCGTGTCACGGCGTTCCGTCCGCTGACGGAGGGTGAGGAGCGGCTCTGCGAGGCCGCTCCCTGCGCCCTGAGCCGCTCGGAGCACACCAGCGCCCCCACGCCGCCGTCCCTTTCCGCCGCTTGGCCGGAGGCGCTGTACCGGCTGACCCTGTACACCCGTCCGGAGCTGGCCTTTCGGCTGGGCGACCGGGTGGAGGTGACGGACGAGGGGGGAAGCGTCTGGATGGGGCGCACCTCCGACAGCTTTCGGTATGACAGCCATTGCGTGACAGTGGTGGAGATCAGCGGCGTGGAGCCGTCCGCAGGAGACGCAGAAGGTGTCTGCGGCGGACAAGTCTCACGTGAGACAGGAAAGGAGGGGCTGGCGTGAAGGCTATTCAGGACAGCGTGGCGGCGTATTTGCAGGCGTGTACGGGCATCCGCACCGTGGCGGATCGGACGAGGGCGCGGGGGGAATACCCCTTGCTGGCGGTGTCCGTCCGGGAGGACGGGACTGTATTGGTGGACGGCGGACGGCAGGCGGAGCACACCTACCGGGTGACGGTCTCCGCCGTATCCAATCGGGAGCGGGAGGGCAACACCGCCCTGATTTCCTCCCTGACGCCGGTTTTGCTCCGGGGCGTTCCCATGGGGGAGCGGACGCTGCACCCCTTGGAACTGAAAACCGAGGGGGAGACGCTGACGTTCACGGTGGAACTGTGCGTGCCGCTGCCCCGGCCGGAGAAACCCGGCATGGAGCCGCCGGGACGCATGGCGACCCTCAATTTGGACATTTGACAAGGAAATCTTTGAAATTTGGAGGTATTTATGGGTCTTCCTGAAATTTTTATCAGCTTTCAGACGGCGGCTGTGTCCGCCATCACCCGTTCCGCCCGGGGCGTGCTGGCGGTGGCGGTGAAGGACGCCACCGAGGGCGGCGCGGCAGAGGCTGCGTACAAAAGTCTGGCGGAGGTGCCGGAGGACAAGTTCTCCCCTGAGAACTACCGTCTGCTGAAGCTGGCCTTTTTAGCCGCGCCTACCAAGGTCTGGGTGCTGCGTGTGGGCGAGGACGCCGAGAAAACCTATCAGGCGCTGGAGCGTCTGCGCTTTGACTGGCTGGCCGCCCCCGGTCTGGATGACGCGCGGGTGATGTCCTTTATCAAGACCCTCCGCAACGGCGGACGGGGCGTGAAGGCCGTGGTGGCCAACGCCACGGCCCCCGACTGCGAGGGCATCGTGAACCTGTGCGTGTCCGGCCTGACGCTGGAGGACGGCGCAATGGAGGCAAAGGACTACGCCGTCCGTGTGGCGGCGCTGCTGGCGGCACTGCCCCTGACCCGCTCCGCCACCTACGCCAATTTGCCGGAGGTGGTGGGCTGCGACGCGCTGGCCGAGCCGGACGTGGACGTGGACGCAGGCAAGCTCATCATCGTCCCCGGCCGGGATGGCTACCGTCTGGGCCGCGCGGTGAACTCCCTGACCACGTTGACCCCGGACAAGGCCGCGCCTTTCCAGAAGATCAAGATCGTGGAGGGCATCGACCTGATCCGCGGGGACATTGCCAAGGCCTTCGAGAGCGGCTATGTGGGCAAGGTGCTCAACGATTACGACAACAAGTTGCTGCTGGTGACGGCCATCAACGCCTATCTCAAGGGGCTGGAAGGGGATGTGCTGGACAAGACCGCCGACAACCGGTGCTTTGTGTCTCTGTCCGGGCAGAGAAGCTATCTGGAATCCAGGGGGACGGACACCTCCGAGATGAAGGACACCGACATTCTGAAAGCCAACACCGGCAGTCAGGTGTTTTTGGAGGCCAAGCTGACCTTCTGCGACGCCATGGAGGATCTGGCGCTGGTCATCTCCATGTAACCATCGGACAGAACGTGAAATGAGGAGGAACGTATGAGTAATTTACAGGCAAACCGCACCCTGTCCGGCTCCTTTGCCGAGGTCTGGGTGGACGGCGCGCGCATCGCCGAGCTGTCCCAGCTGACGCTGACCGTCAAGGTCCAGCGGGAGAAGGTCCAGTTCGGCATGGACGTGGATTCCAAGATCACCGGCTACGCCGGCGAGGGCACCATGACCCTCAAGCAGGTCTACACCCGGTTCTACGAGGTGCTGGAACAGGCCAAGCGCGGCCTTGACAAGCGCTGCACCATCACCACCGCCCTGAAAGACCCGGACGCCGCCGACGGCGGCGAGGAGCGGTACAGCATCGACAACGTGGCGTTTACCGAGCTGCCCTTCATGAACTACAAGATGGGCGAGGTGAACCAGCAGAAGCTGCCCTTTACCTTCCGGCCCTCCGATCTGGTGTGCCTGGACAGCATCCGGGCCGCTGACTGATGGCGCTGGCGGACGTCCTGCGGGAGCGTGTCTCCCGCAGGGGCCGCACCGCTGAGGTGGCATGCGGTCTGCTGGGGACGGTGACGGTAGAGGCCCTGCCGCCCAGAGAGTGCGCCGCCCTCGGACTGCGGGACGGCGGACGGGCGCTGCTTTACGCCGCCTGCCGGGACTTGCAGACCGCCGGGGAGACGCTGCGCCGGGAGGGGCGGCTGTTCACCCCTGCCGAGGTGACGGCCTACGTGTCCGACGAGGAGGCGGCGGCCGCCGCACGGACGGTCCTGGCGCTCAGCGGCGTGACGGCGGACGGAGACGGCCCATCGACAAAAAGCGCGGAAGTCCGACTTGGTGACGTGCAGGAAAACACGGTTCAAAAGGCCGAAGTCCGACTTGGTGACGTGCGGGAAAAGGCAGGTCAAAAGGCCGAAGTCCGACTTGGTGACGTGCGGGAAAAGGCAGGTCAAAAGGCCGAAGTCCGACTTGACGGCGTGCGGAACAATGCGCCTCATTTTGCGGCAAAAGCGCCGGTTGCGGGGGAATTCCGACTTGCTGACGTGCAGGAAAACGGGGATCTTACGGGAAAAGTCCGACATGAGGACGTGCGGAAAAAGGCGGTTCAAAAGGCGGAAATCCGACTTGGCGGCGTGCGGAAACCGGACGGTACGGCAGAAGATGGACAAGTCTCACATGAGTTTTTCGGCGGGGATGGTTCAGAACGGACAGACCCTATCTTGGGTGGTGTTTCCGATTTTGTACCACAAAATCTTGCGTTGTCCGAGGAAAATGACCGATTTTCAGCACCTTTGGAACTGTCCGGGAACACTGAGGAAGTATCCGGGCGAGGGTCGAATCTGCACGAAACTGAGTCGGAAGTCGAGGAAACGGCGCACGAAACGAAGTCGGATTTGACGACAGATAGACGGGAGGGCTTGCACGAAAGCAGGTCGGAAGTCGAGGAAACGGTGCACGAAATGAAGTCGGATTTGACGGCGGAGAGACGAGAGGGCTTGCACGAAAGCAGGTCGGAAGTCCGGGAAGCGGTGCACGAAACAAAGTCGGAATCTGCGGCAGAGAGACGGCAGGGCTTGCACGAAAGCAAGTCGGAAGTCGGAGAAACGGTGCACGAAATGAAGTCGGAATCGGTGGAGCGGTTCGCCGAGGGACTGCTGGAGGGCCTGCGCCGTGCCGCCGCTGTGAGATAGGGGGTTTTCTATGAACACCAGAACCGTTTTGCTTTGGCACAACAACGGTGAGGAGCGCATCTACTTTACAGTCAACCCCGCCCGGCTCACCGTCACCCGGCCCAATGAGAACCGGGTGCGGAGCCTTGCCATGGGCGGGACTGTGAATATCTGGGGCGGCCGGGGTCTGCGGGAGGTCAGGCTGACCACGTTTCTGCCCAGCGCCTACTCGCCGTTTTTTGACGGAAAGGAGCCGGAAAGCGTCCTCGCCATGCTGAAAAGCTGGCAGGATTCCGGCGACCCCGTGCGGCTCATCATCTCCGGCAGCGACATCAACGATGCGTTCCTCATCGAGGACGTGTCCGAGACGCTGACGGAGGGGGACAGGGACGTGGGGCTGACTGTGACACTGCGGGAGTATAAATTCAAGTCGGCGCTGGGGGCTCTGGCCGGGGGGAGCGGCGGGAGTGGCTCCGCCCCTGTCCGGAAGCGGACGGACGAGCGGGTCACGCCCCAGACCTACACCGTCAAAAAGGGGGACACTCTCTGGGACATTGCCTGCCGCTTTTACGGCGACGGGACGAAGTGGGGGCGCATCGCCGCCAAAAACGGCGTGACGAATCCCCGGAGACTGCAAATTGGAAAGGTGCTGACGCTGTGAAACTGCTGATCGGACAACAGATGGTCATGCCTGCGCTGGAATCGGTACGGCTGGGCAAGACCCGGAACGAGGCGGCGGCGTGTCTCACCGCCACGGTGCTCATTGCCCCGGCGGACACCTACTTTTTGAAGCTGTCCGTGGCGGTGGGGGACGTGGTGCGGGTGCTGGATGACGGCGGGAAGGAGATATTCCTCGGCAGCGTCCATGAGCTTGACCGTGACCCGGAGGCCGTGACCCTGACGGCCTATGACCGGGGGGTATATCTGACCCGGAACGAGCTGTACGGCGTGTACGCCGGGACGGGACGGCAGATCGCCGGGAAGATCGCCGGGGAACTGGGCGTTCCGTTGGGGGCCGTGGAGGACGACGGCCTTTACCGCACCATCGTCACCGGGCCGGGGGAATCCGCGTTCTCCATCCTGCGCAGAGCCGTGGGGGAGGGGCGGGAGATCGCCGTCCGGGACGGGGCGCTGACCGTGACGAAGGAAGGCGGCGGGGCCGTTCCCCTGCCGCCGGAGCGGGTGTTGGAGGTCTCCGGGCGGGCGTCCATGGGAAACATGGTGAACCGGGCTGTGGTGACGGGCCGGAACGGGCGTATCCTCGCCACCGCCCAGAATACCGGGGACATCACCGCCTGCGGGCGGTTCCAGCGGGTGATGGGAAAGAGCGGCGATCCGCAGGCGCAGGCCAAGGCCGCGCTGCGGCGGCGCAGCCTGTCCGCAAGGGTGACGGTGCTGGGGGATCTGTCCCTCCGGTGCGGCGGGCGGGTGGAGGCCCACCGGCCCCAATGGGGGCTGGAGGGGGTCTATGACATCACCGCCCACGAGCACCGCTGGGAAAAGGGCGTGTTTACCACGTCGCTGAGTTTGGAGGGAGTTGAGGCATGAACGTTTACAGTGAACTGCTGGAGCTGCTGACGCCGGAGCGGAAGGACGCCCCGGCGGGGCTGTTCGGCACGCTGACGGCGGTTTCGCCGCTGACCGTTACCGTCCGGGGGACGGCGCTGACCGAGGGGCTGTTTTATCTCCAAGGGACGGTGTTCCGTGAGGAGGACATCGGTAAGGAGCTGGCGCTGCTGTCCTGCGAGGAGGGCTTTTGGATCCTCGGCTTTGTGGGAGGTGGGGGCGCATGATCTTTCCAGACTGGGGCACGGCCCCCGACACCGCGCCGGAGGAAACGCTGCCGCTGTTCCGGGAGTGGGCCGTGGACTGGGAGAACGAGAGCTTTGCCCTGCGCCGGGGAGAGCCGTATCTGGTCAGCGGCGACGAGGCTTTGAAGATCTGGGCGGCACGGGCGCTGCGGCCGGAAAGCCAGCGGTTCCGCTATACCGCGTGGTCGGCGGACTACGGCAACGAGCTGACGCTGCTGCTGGGCGGCTGCGTGGATCAGGGGATTCTGGAAAGTCAAGTGCGGCAGTATGTGCGGGACGCGCTGCTGGCGTGTCCCTATATCCGGGAGGTGGACGGGTTCTCCTTCTCGAAGAAGGGGAGCCGGGTGGAGGCCCGGTTCACCGTGCACACCGTCTATGAGGAGTTTACCCAGAAAACGGAGGTTTCGATCAGATGACCAAGGAAGAAATGCTGCGGCTGCTGACAGCCGCCTACACCGGCCCCGGCAGCGCCGCCGAGGGCACCTTTGCCGGAGACGTGCTCCGTGCCTGCGCCGACGGAATGGCGCAGCTTTGGAGCATGGAGATCGACGGACTGGAACGGCGGGCCTTTGTGTCCTCCGCTGTGGGGGAGTGGCTCACCGCCGTGTGCGCCGACCGGGGGTGCGTCCGCAAGGAGGGGGAGACGGACGGGGAACTGCGCGCCCGGACGCTGGCGGCGCTGGCCGCAACCCCCGCCTCCGGCAACGCCGACCACTACGCCGCGTGGTGCGGACAGGCGGCGGACATCCTCCGGGTGAAGGTGCTGCCGCTGGCAAGAGGAAACGGCACCGTGGACATCGTGGCGGTGGGCCGGGAGGGGAAAGCCCCCGGCGGGGCCGCCATCCGGGAGGCCCAGGCCGTCGTGGACCGGGAGCGGCCCGTGGGCGCGGACGCGAAAGTGATCGCCGCCGCTGAGACGGCGGTGAATGTGGCGGCGTCCGTGACGCTGATGGACGGCGGCAGCCTGGAGGGCGTGAAAACCGCCTTTTCTCAGGGGTTGACCGCCTTTTTCCGGGACAACGCCCTGCGGACGCGGGTGGTCAGCCACGGCAAGGCGCTGCGTCTGCTGCTGGACTGCGCGGGCGTGGCGGATGTGTCCGGCTTCACCATGAACGGCAGCGGCGACAGCCTGACGCTGGCGGAGGGCGCTGTGCCTGTGGTGGGCACGTTGACGCTGACGGAGGTGAAGGCATGAGACTGCCGGAGTTTTTGACGGAGCTTTCCCCCGTCCGGGAGACGCTGACGGCGCTGGAGCAGGGGGAGAACGCCATGGCGGAGGCCGTGGCGGAGAAGAACGGTCAGGTGTGCGTGGAGACCGCCACCGAAGGGCTGACCCTGTGGGAGCGGGACTACGGCCTGCCCGTCCGGGAGGGGGCAGCGTTGGAGGACCGCCGTGCCGCCGTCCGGGCCGCCATGGCTGGGGGGCGCACCCTGACCCCTGCCTTTTTGAAGGAGCTGTGCGTCACGCTGGGCGGCGGCGACAGGGGCGAGGTGGAGGAGGACTTCGCCCATTGGAGCGTCACGGCGCTGACCGTGGGCGAGGGCCGCATTCCGGCGGACATTCCGGCCCTGAAACGGGCGGTGGAGCGGCTGAAACCCGCCCACCTGTCGGTGACGGTGCTGCCCACGGCGGACTTGACGGCGCAGCGCTGGGAGGCGGTCACCGGCGGCGTGATGATGGAGGTCTGGGGGTAA